GGGGAGCGCAGAAAAAGGTGCCCCCACCATGCCGCCCGCGCCGACCTCGCCCCTGCCGAGGGTCCCGTGCCACCCGTAGCGGTAGAAGGCGTATGTGACCTCCGGCGCGGCCACGCTAGGCCTTCTTGGCGCGCGCCGCCGCGGTCGCCTTGGTGTGCGCGTAGATGAGGTCGGCGCGGTTGTCCAGCACGAGCAGGTCGTGGTGCACGCGGTACTGCCACTTGTGCGCGTCCTTCTCCTGGTTGGTGTCGGGGGCGAAGTAGCGCAGCTTCTCGTGCTTCTGGATGGCCTGCGCGGCGGACGGGTGGACGACCTCGAAGTTCAGCTCCTTGCCGGTGCCGCTCTTCTTCGCGTAGCCGCCGTCGCCGTCGGTCTTGAGGTCGATGGAGTCGTAGAAGCGGCCCTGCGGGACGGTGCGCATCTTCATGCCGTCGAACGTCTGGATGTCCGTTGACACGGCGCCGGTGCCGTTGTCGATGCGCCAGCTCTGCGCCTTGCGCAGGAGCGTCTTCATCGCCGGGGTGAGATAGAGCACGCACTCGGAGAGGGCCACGCCCATGTTCTCCATGTGCTCCTCCGCCGTGAGCACGGCTTCGAGCGCGGTCTCAGGGGTGTCGAGGTCCGCGGACGCCTTCTGGCCGGCCTTCTGCGCCAGGCGCGCGAAGCGGATGGCGTCGATCTCGGGCACGACCTTGGTGCGGGCGAACTCGTTCATGATGTTCGCGGACACGAGCAGCATGTGCTCCTCGTCGTCGAGGTAGTCGATGGAGAACTCGCGGCCGCGGTCGTACTCCAGCTTCAGGGTCTCCCAGTTGAGCGTCACGTCTCCGGTGGTGAAGCCCTTGGCGCGGTCGTAGTCGGCGAGGCCCTGCAGGGCGATCTTCGCGATCTTGACCTCGCCGGTGCGGGAGACCTCGCCGACGAGGTCGCCGTTGATGTTCAGGTCGCTGGTGAGCGCGGCCTGCTCGATGACCTTGTCGAGGCGGATCGTGAACTTGGTGATGTTGGAGCCGAGGCTGTTGGGCATGGTGCTCCCTCCTTACTTCTTGATGCCGAACGCGCGGTCCAGCTTGTCGTCTAGGTCCTTGCCGGCGTCGCCGTCGGGCTTGAGCCCCGTGGAGCCGGTCTTCTTCTCGGTGCCGAACAGATAGGGGCAGGCATCCTTGAGCTTGGCCACGTCGCCGTCGTAGTCGCCGAGCAGGGCCTTGGCCGCCTTCGCGTTGAGGCAGCCCGCGAGCTCGAGCTTGTGGTCGGTGCGCTCGTCGGCCATGTCGGCCTTGAGCTTGTCCAGCTCCGCCTTGAGCGCCGCGCGGCCCTCCTCGGTCTTGGACTTCTCGTCGAGCTGCGCCTGCAGCTCAGCGATCTGCTTGTCCTTGGCCTCGATGTCGCGCTGGTACTTCTCGCGGTTGATGCCGGGCTGGCCGTGCTTGTCTGCGACCTCGCCCTCCTCGCCGCCTTGGCCTTCGGCTGCGGGCTTCGGGTCGCCCGAGGCGCCTTCCTGCGCCCCCTCGCCCTGCTTGGGTTCGGGTTGCGGGTCGGTCCCCTGCGGTTCGGTCTTGACGTTGCCCTCGTTTGCCATGTCCCTCTCCTTTCTCCTGGGTTTGGTTGCGCGCTTCCCTGCGCGGGACAGGCGGGATTTTTACGCGTTCCCATGCGAGGAGAAGGTACCGAGGGTGTCGCCGGGCGGGGCCATGGCGCGGTTTCCCTGCGCTGCTGGCGATGGCACGGGAAAACAGCGCCACGAAAAAAGCCGCCCCACGGGGCGGCTTTCGCAGTCGTTTCGCAGTTATTTCGCAGCTACGAGAACATCTCGTCGACCTCTCGGCGCTGGCGCTCGAGCGTCTCTCGGTAACGCCGCGCGCATCCCTCACAGAGGACGCGCCCGTCCGCCACGCGGTCGTCGGTCACGGGCAGGCCGTCGCGCCCGAGCAGCTGCCAGTGTGGGAACTCCCGGACGAGGGACGGCGCGTCTGAGGACAGCCTGCCGTGCCGCATGGACTCGCGCAGCGGGCGCTCCTCGGTGCGTCCGCACATGTCGCAGGTGATCTTCGCGGTGATGTCGAGTGCCATTTATTTCCCCCTGAGGTCAGTACCACATGTAGGTGCCGGATTCCAGCAGTGCGCCGTTCACGCTCATCTGGCGGTCGAGGCAGCTGATCAGCTTGCATGCATAAAGCTGGTACCACGTCTCATCGTTGTGGTCGAGCATCACGCCGTCTTGGATCGAGACGTCGAAGGAGATGCGCCCGGTCTCCTCGGGCTTGCCCTCGATGAGGTATTCGTATTCCGGATTATCGTCGCTGCCTCCGATTCGTCGGTATTCGAGCATCAGGCTGCCTCCTTTCCATCGATCCACTCCTTGAGCATCTTCTGGTAATTATACAGTTCATTCGCCTTGTCGTGGGCCTGCCCCTGCGTCATGCCCTCGGCCATGTACCGCGCCTCCAGCGCCTCGTGCCTGAACAGGACGAGGTCGTGCGGCAGAGGGCGGCCCGTGTCTATGAGCCGCTGGATGGACTGAGCCATGTAGTAGTCCGGGTCGAATTTCCTATGGCCGTCGGCGAGGTCGTGCTCCTCGACGAACAGGTGCATGAAGGCGCGTTCCGCCTCGGTTGCGTCCATGCCGGACGCCTCCGCGATCTTGGCGATGGTCGATGCGCGGTCTCGGTTCGCGAGCTCCTCGTAGTAACGCTTGGCGTGCGCCTCCGCCCGCTTGCGCCCCGTCCCCATCGGCTGGCTGATCGCGCCCGAGTTGACCGCCTTCTTGAACAGGCTGCGCTGCCTGCCCCCGCTCAGATACCTCCAGCTTTGCTCGGGGATGCCCTCGGCCTCGAGTTCGGCGGAGAGGGCGAGCCTGGCATCATTCTTGTCCATGCCCCGCGCTTTGAGTGCCTGCCTCACGCCGTCGCCGTCCATGAACTCCCTCATGGTGCGGCGGCTCGCGTCGGTCTTGCGGATGCGCGGCATGTCGCCGGCCCACTCGCGGTTGGGCGAGCGTTGGAGCACGGGCGACCCGCCCTTGCGGTTGGCCTCTTCGATGTAGCGCCTCATGCCCTCCTGCTGCCCGCGCAGCTTGGCCTTCAGCTTCTCGACCTCGGCGATGTTCGCCATGCTCGCGTCCTTGTCGGCGATCAGCTGCGCGCCCGCCAGCTCGCGCTTGGTCTGGCGGATGTCGCGCTCGCGCCTGCGCTGCCCCTGCGTGAGCCTGTACACCTCGTCTGAGGGGAGTCCGCTGGGGTGGCCCGGTTCTGCCGAGTACATGCGCGGCGTGCCCGGCACCCACGGGCCGAAGCTGTGGCGGCAGTTCGCGCCGCCCAGCCCGTCCACCTTGCCGTAGCCCGTCTCGCGGTAGAAGTCGCGGTAGCGCACGCCGCCTATCTCCACGTCCCCGTCGAGCGAGTAGACGCGACCCTGCCACCTTGCATGGCTTGGGCGCGCCCCGCCGTGGCTGGACACCTCTACGAGGCGGACGCCCGCCTCGGCGCACACGTCGAGGGTGCGGCGCATGCCGTCCTGCGCTATCTGGGTGCGCACGTGGCGGCGCACGGCCACGTCGATGCGGTTCACGACGGTCTGCCGCCCCGTCTCGGCGTCGCGGTAGGTGATTGTGGAGATGCCCTCGCGCATCATGCGGCGCACGGCCTGGTGTATCGCCCGCTCGGCGGTCTCCGTGCCGGCGTTCACCTTCGCGGCGGCCTCCGCGACGCAGCGGTTCCAGAGCGACAGCGCGCCCTGCGCCATGTCCACGTTGTCGCGCTCAAGTATCTCGGCGATGCCGCGCGCGGTCAGCTCGACCTGCCGGGGGAGCGTGCGCCCGGCTGCGTCCCTCGCGTCCTTCGGCATGCGCCCGAGGTCGGTGCGGTCGCTGCGCCCCAGCGCGTCCTCGACGGTGCGGAGCACGGCGCGGTTCGCGTCCTCGCGGTGCCTCTCGATGAACGCCATGAGCTGCGGGGCGGCGGACTGAGCGAGCAGGTTGAGCGCGGTGGTGCCGCGCTGCCCGAGCCCCTCCGCGCCCTTGTCTAGGAGCAGTCGGCATAGGTGGGCGAGCATGTCGGCCTCGATCTCGCCGTACACCGCCGCCACCATGTCCCCCGCGCGGTCGAGGTAGTCCGGGTCCAGCATGGCTAGAACCCGACGTCCATGACGGTCTGCGCGGGCATGAGCGCCTGCGCCTCGTCCTCGCTCTTCCCGTAGAACGTGGAGAGGTACATCCACTTCGGCACCACGCCCGCCGCTATCTCGGCCAGCATCTGCTGCTTCTCGGCCTGCGTGTCGGTGATGATCGAGTCGTCCCACACGACCTCGACGGGCTCCGCGCCCTCCTCGACGTCCGCGCCGCAGTGGATGCGGGCGCACTCCACGAGCGAGGTGAGCAGGCGCCCCAGCCCCTTGCCGAGCGCGTTCTCGTGGTTGCGGATGTTGCGCATGAGGGCGGAGTTGTCCGCGCTCACCTCCGTGGCGGTCTTGAGCCCGCCCGCCTTGTCCGGCTGGAAGTACTGCGAGCCGAAGCCGCACTCGTCGCCCAGGGCGGCGCAGGCTGCGGCGTAGGTCTCGTAGATGGACGAGGTGCGCATGGCGGGAGCGAAGGCGTAGGGCTTGCCCTCGTCGATGGTCGAGCCGCTCGTGATGCGGTACAGGCGCTGCTCCTGGTCCCCGAAGGGCACGGCGCGCATCTTGCCGTCCGCGCCCGCCTGCCGCACGTCGATCATGGAGTCGGGGAGCATGAGCACGGCGCGCATGAGGTCGGTCTCGTCGTAGAGCGCCGTCCACGCGGTGTCGAGCACCTTCATGGCGCCCACGGCGTCCTCGAAGACGCTCACGCCGTAGGGGCTCGTGTCCTGCAGGTGGTTGTCGATGGCGGGGGAGAGCAGGCAGAAGGTGGGCGTCTCGCACGCCGTGTCGAAGTCCTCGATGATGCCCAGCGCCTCGGGGGCCAGCTCCCTGCCGTCCCGCCACACCTTGGTCACCACGTGGTACGTCCCGCCGTCCAGCACGTGCATCTGAAGCTGCACCGCCTGCTTGCCGCCCGCCGTGACGCGGGTGCAGAAGGCGCACTCCGTGGTGCCGTCCTCGTCCCACGTGAGCGGGACGACCATCTTCGCGTCGTAGCGGCGCACCCGGATGGCCGCGCCCCCGTCGCGCACGTCGAACCACAGCGCCATGGCGCCCGTGCCCATGGCGAAGGCGCGCTCGACGCCGCGCTGGAAGAGCGTGAACAGGCCCGACTCATCGCAGTAGCGGCGCAGCCACCCGTTCGCGCGCGGGCTGTCCGTGCGCGCGCCCATCTCGTTGGCGATGAGGCTGGCCCACTCGCGGCACACGCGGCGGGCGGGGCGCAGGGACAGCTTGCGGCGCTTGTGGGCGCGGCCGTCCACGCCCGCGTACCGCTCCTCGTACCAGTCGCAGTCCCCGGTGTACCACCCGTACCACCGCTCGATGTGGCCGCTCATGTCCGGCGGCAGCGCGTAGCCGCGCCGCCTGATCTCGTCCCGCGCGCACGCCGGGATGCTGAACTCGTTGTCTGCCATGCCTAGACCTTTCTCGCGGCGTTCCTGTAGGCCCCGCGCTTGGTGACGACGTCCATGAGGGCGTAGCGCGTGGCGTCTATCCAGTGGTCGTTCCCGTCGGGGTAGTCGCCCGAGTACTCGCCCGTGGCCGGGTCCATCTCGAACTCGGCGGCGCGCACCTCGCGGGCGAGGTTGTGGCACCGCGCGGGGTCGATGACCCAGTGCACGGACTGCAGGAAGCGGTAGCTCATGTCGCGCAGCCCGCCCTTGCCGGCGGCGCGCGCGTCCACGCCCTCGTCCCTCTGCGCCTGGATGCGGTCGGGCGAGGCGTCGTCGGACAGCACGCGCAGGCGGTGGTAGCTCGGCTCGACCCCCTCGCGGTCGGGCCACGTGAGGGCCCGCTTGACGCGCTCGGCCGTCTCCGGGGGCTGCAGCTTGCACCCGCCGTCCTCGTAGAAGGTCACCACGCGGTGCTCGCCGGGCTGCCACTCGGAGAGGGTGAGCGCCCACGGGTCGGGGAACCAGCCCCAGTCCTGCCCCGCGTGGACGCGCTCGAAGGACGCGATCTCGGCGTCCGACACCTCGCGGAACTCCACGCGGTCGAATATCTGCCCGCCGTAGCCGACGGGCTCGCCCAGGTACTCGTGGCGGTACGCCTGCTCGTCCGTCTCGCGCAGGGCCTCGGCGTCTGCGATGAACTGCTCGCCCAGCCACTCGGGCGGCGCGTCGGTGTAGCAGCTCTCGAAGACCTCCTGCCCCGCGTCCCTGCGCCTGTCCGCCTCGCGGTTGGCCCAGTTGTCGCGCGTGCGGGGAGGGTTGTACGTGTACACGCGCACGGTGCGGTCGCCGCCTCGGGCGATGGACTGCATGACCGTGCGGATCTCCGCCATGCCGCGGAACTGGTCGCACTCCTCGAACCACGCGAAGCCGATGTGGCCGAACGGGGGCTTGAGGCCCTTGGACTTGTGCGGGTCGTCGCAGCCGGAGAACAGGATGAGCTGGCCCGTGGAACGCTTGCGTATGCGCAGCGTGGACACGGGCATCTCGTACTCGTCGGACAGGCCCATCGCGTGGATGGCCCAGACCACCTGGGCGTAGACCGCGTCGCGCAGGCTGTTCTTGCGCTTCATGAGGGCGGCGGCGTGCTCGCCCGGGTGCGTCTCGATGTGGTTCACCAGCTCGATGGACGCCCACGAGGACTTGAGCGAGCCGCGCCCGCCCATCATCCAGAACTCCCTCTGCGCGCCCTGGGCGATGAGCATGTGCGGGCGGAAGAAGTCGCGCCCGATCAGCAGGGCGAAGTCGCGGCAGAACGGGCGCGCGGCGCCGTCCTCCGCGTCCTCGGGCAGCGCGTCGAGCAGGGTCTTGCCCAGCTGCGTGACGGCGTTGACCGCGGTGTAGTCCAGTGGCTTGCCGTCCTCCGCGCCGCGCACGCGCTCTATGCCGGCCTGGAAGGTCTCGCTCATGCCCGCGAGCACCTCGGCGCGGGTGGTGGTCGCCCTCTCGGCGGCGGCGCGCTTGAGGTGGGCAATCCTAGCCTTGACCTCATCCGCGGCCTCGAGCTTGCACGCCTTGTTGTCCACCGTCTCGGGCTTCCATCGCGAGCGGTCGGGCCACGCGGCGAGCATCGCCTGGCGCTGCGTCTTGCCGGCCACGCGCTCGCGGCAGTATGTCTCGTGGCGCGGGTTCGCCAGCGGCTCGTCGGCGTCCAAGCGCCACCTCCTTCGTCTCTGTCCCTATCTCGCTCTCAGCCCAAGGCGGCCGTCATCGCGCGCTCCCGTTCCGACAGCCGCCATTTGTGGGCTGCGGCTCGCTCTGCTGCGGCTCGCTCTGCTGCGGCTCGCTCTGCTGCGGCTCGCTCGCTCAACAGAAGCCCGCCGCCGAAGATTCCCTTGTCGCCTTGCGCTTCGAGCTTGCTTATGTGGATGCAATCGGGGCGCCGCACTTGGAACGGCGTGTGATGCGCCGCGAACCATTGGAGTTTCGCAGCGGTCAGCACCTCGTCGGGGTACTCGTACTTGGGCAGCTTCTTCGTCGTGCGGCTCTTGATCTCGTCCATCTTCGCGTTGATGCGGTCGCCCAGCTCGGGGCAGGACTCCGCAACGACGTCGCCGCCCATGTTCGTGACGAACGCCGTGCGAACGGTCGCACCGTTGGCGTACGTGATGTTCGCGTCGCAGACGATGTGCGTGAACTCGGTCGTGAGCGCACCGCTGAACGCCGTGAGCGACGGGGCGAAGATGAAGAACTTGATGCCGTTGTCGCGGTAGAAACGCTTGATGCGCTGCAGGATGGAGAACGGCGGGTTGTCCACCACGCAGCAGCCGTCCGGGTAATCGAACGCCTCGAAGTCCCCGCCCGGGTAGAACGGCCTCACCATGTCGGCGCGGCGGACGCCGAACCGCTCGGTGACGTAATCAGCCACCACGTCGTAGATCTCCGGCGGCGTGTAGCAGTCGTCCGTGGTCTTCTTCGGCTTGAACTTCTCCACGAAGGCGTCGTAGTCCTCGAACTTGGCCCTGCTCTGCGATGTGGCCCCCATGCCCCTCCCCGTGCTCGTCTCCGCCGCGAAAAGCGGGAAGCCGCCCCGAAGGACGGCCTCCCAGTGCCCCGTGCGGCGGAGGATGACCGCACGGCTATGTTCGGCGATGTGTCGCCCGCTCCAGGTCCATCGCGTCGACCAGCGCGCGCAGGCGCTCCGCCTCGCGCTCCGCCTTGGCGCCCCGCTCCAGCAGCTCGGCGATGCGCCCGACCGTCTCCGCCCGCGTCGTGCCGCGCCCCAGCACCGCCCTCGAGAGCGCGGGCCAGTTCAGCCCTCCCGCGGGGAGGGCGTACAGGCGCTCGGCGACCTCGCGCGCGGTCATCGCAGGGCCTCGGCGATCTCGTCGGCCACCCTGAAGTAGGCGTGCATCCGCCCGAGGTCGCTGCCCCGTATCTCGCGGTCCCCGCGCCGCGCTCATCTGTCCTCCTCAAAGATGACGGTCCCGTCGTCGTATTCCGACTCGAGCCACGAGAGGTAGCCCCGAACGCCGGTGAATTCCTTGATGATCTGGCTGCGCGTGGTTACCTCCGTCATCGGCTCCGTGACCCACACTTGAACGCGGATGGGATAGCAGAGGAAGCGCACCTCCATGCGCGACGCGGCCTCGGGGGTGCCGAAGTAATGCTCGTGGTTCGTCATGCGTCCACCTCCACTCCGGCGAGCGCCTTGGCGCGGCGGATGATGTCGAGGCGCTCCGCAATTTTGCAGGACCTGCATCCGTACCGACCGTTCGGCGTCTGGCCGTCGATCATCGCCGGGCAGGCGTAGCATGACCGGCCCGCGCACCCCCAGTAGTCGACAACGTCTTTGTTCGCGTCGCTCTCCAGCTGCTTCCAGCTGTCGGGCAGGTCGTGGGTCAGCAGCCCCGGCCTGCAGTGGCACTCCTCGCCTTCGTCGCGGTCGTAGCACCTGACCGAGAACGCCTCGCCGACTTCCGGATCGATGTGGTGCGGGTCGATGACATCGAACGAATGTTGACTGCGCCCGACTCCGTACACCGTGTCGCCCACGTGAATCTCGACCCCGTCGGCGTCAAGGACTTTCGGCGCTGGGCGGGTGTGGGTGACGCTCAGGCAGCGCACCTCGCCCCACTTGGTCGGCCCCGCCGCGTATTCGACAACAAGCATGGTCTCGCCGTCCTGCGCGCCACCGAAGCCGATGACGTGAAGCTCGCTTCCGTCCTCGTGCCACACCGTATCGTCCACCTTGATGGGCACCCCATCGGCGTCCAGCACCTCGGGTGCGGGGCGCTTCACGCGCTCGCCGGGACTGAGGTGCATATGGTTGGCGAAGTTATTCCAAATGGCGGCTGCGTTTTCGGCGATATACACCTCGATGATTTCACCGTCAAGTCCATCAACCCCATCGCCGATCATCACAGGCTCGCCGTCCTCGTAGCGCGGCCACATGTCGAGGATGCGCCGCTCCCTCTCGGGCAGCGCGCGCCTTCCCATGCCGGCCCTCTCCGCCATCGCGGCGCACCTCTCGCGGCTCCTCGCCATGTTCCGCTCGTCGAACTCCCTAACCATCGCAGTCCTCTCCCTCCGCAGTGAACGTCCCGAACGCGCGGCACCATCCGTTGCCGCACCCGCACGGGCACTCCTCCCAATCGGGGCAGTCCCCGCACCTGACGGCCGTCTCCGGCTCGTCGTCCGGGTCAACCCAGTCCTCGTCGCGCAGACCGAAGCCCATGCGCCGCTCCCTTCTCCTCGGCCTCAGCTCGGCCCGGCACCCCGGGCACACGCCCCACAGCCCGTGGCCGTGGAACGGCTGGCCGCACCTCTTGCAGAACCTCGCCCTATGGCTCATCGCGCCACCTCCTGAGCGGCCTCCAGCCGTCCATCTCGAGCGCGCGGGCGGAGCCCGCCCGCTCCCCCGCGCGGCGCGCACCCGAGGGGCCG